TGCTGCAACTGATCCAGGAAATGCTGGAATGCTTTGCAGGGAGCTGCAGTTGGCGAACATGTTGGACATGTTCGTAACTGCTGCAACTGATCCAGGAAATGCTGGAATGCTTTGCAGGGAGCTGCAGTTGGCGAACATGCTGGCCATGTTCGTAACTGCTGCAACTGATCCAGGAAATGCTGGAAAGCTTTGCAGGGAGCGGCAGCCGCTGAACATGCTGGCCATGCTCGTGAGAGCCCCGTAAGCAATAAGATTCACCCTCTCAACTAACGCATGCAATACGAGTGTGCCACCAAATGTGAAACTCGCACCAGCTACATTTGGCACAGAAATAGCTAAGTCAAGCCAACCAGTTGAATAAATTTGCAGTCCTGTTTGCGTATTTTTTGCCTGAAAATTAACAACCGTTAAACTTTGCCCCTCTTGCGGTGTGATCGTCACAATTGCCACCTTGTAGGGCAAAAGCGTGGCACTACCATTACCTGTCAGTGTTACTGCACTTCCGCCAGGAGTAGCAGCAACCTGAAAATTATTGGTCGTTGGATTGATAACATAATAAGACTGTCTTTCCCCAATGCCAGTCGTGGTCACGATGTTGTAAAACTGAATTTCAGCCCCAGCGCTTAATCCATGCACCGCACGGTTGACTGTATTCGTTGCTGCGGTGAATGTTACCGGGCAGTTGGTGTCATCTAATGCGCTATTGTTAAAATTGTATTCATAGTTAGCTTGTGTGTTGCTGGCATAGTTTGTAGTTGTGCCATCGCCAAAGTTAATGGTATAAGCTCCTGTTGCGTTGAACGCAAAGAAGTTTCCTCCATTGCCCACTCCATCCCCAGGCCACACGGCATAAAGTCCAACGATTCTCTGCTCTGATGCAATCGGCGCCGTCAGTGCAGGCCATGCCGCAGGGCGAATCCACTGCTGTTGGACAACAGCACCACCCCCTCCAACTTCTGTAAAGACATTGTTTTCCTTAACTCTTAATGTCATCACAAGCCACCAATCCAAAGGTCATTGTTGACTGCATTCGTGGGCTCCACAGTCCCAATCCAGTACACAGCAGCCGCACCAGCGGGCCTGGCCGTGTTGGCCGTTGTGCCATGGCTCACCACACGCATCGAATTCACAATGCGTGCGTCATCACCAGCGGCCTTCCCATCCAATTCCGTCTGAGTGGCACTGCTGATGGGCTTGTTCAGGTCGCTGGTGTTGTCAACATTCCCCAGGCCCACATCACCCTTCGCCAGCGTTACTGCTCCGGTCCTGCCTGCAACGCTCTGCACTGGCGCAGCAGCCGCAGCCCTCTGAGTGGTGTGATACAGATTTGTTGCACCCTCCGGCACCACATCAGTCGAGCCAGGAGACGGTAACTGGCTAGAGGGAACCAGGCCATTGACCAGATCAGCCTTGCCAGACAGTGCCGTCTGCAGCCCTGATACATCACTAATCGCGTGGCCATGGTTAGTTGCTGCCGCGCCAATATCCGCAGGGCTCAGCGCATCAGATCCACCAACAGCATGGCTGCTCTTGTGTGCCGTAGGTGTCCTGGCATCACTCAGCGCCGCATTGCCCGGCTGAATAGCTGTTACCGCTAGCGCCCCCTGAGCTGCAGTGGCATAAGCTGCGTTGCCCTCAGCTGCTGTCAGGTAGCTGGGGTGTGGATCCGCTGCAGCTTCATGTGCTGCTACTGCAGCTACTACCGCTGTAGTATCAGCTTTAACCGCCAAGGCAGCAGCTTGTGCTGTGCTTACGGGCTTATTGGCATCGCTAGTGTTATCAACGTTCCCGAGGCCTACAGCAGCCTTGGTCAAGCCTGCAGGTTGTACAGCAGAATCAGCCTTTGCCCCTTGGGCCACCGTGGCATAGGCCGCGTTACCCTCAGCTGCTGTCAGGTAGCTGGGGTGTGGATCCACTGCAGCTTCATGTGCTGCTACTGCAGCTACTACCGCTGTAGTATCAGCTTTAACCGCTAAGGCCGCAGCTTGTGCTGTGCTGACAGGCTTATTGACATCGCTGGTGTTATCTACGTTCCCGAGGCCTACAGCAGCTTTCGTCAAGCCTGCAGGTTGTACAGCGGTATCCGCCTTTGCCCCCTGCGCTGCAGTGGCGGCTCCTATCGCACTCGGGGTGATCCCAAATGTTTTGTAAGGCAGACTGTTCCAAGCGGTAGTGCCATTGCCAATTTTCTCTTTGTTGGTATCCAGCTCAAATCCTTCTTCTCCTTGGGCTAAAACAGGGTTTGCTGCAGTCCAGTTCGCGGCAGTATCTCTGCGCTTTTGAATGCGAGTGGCCATTATGCCGCACCTCCACAATCAATCACGTCAGTGATTGGATTGCCGTAGACGGTCGCGGCTGCCCCACCATCGATGAGCGGTGCTAGGGCGTAGGCGTTAATTCCCGGCGGCCCGGGGTGTAGAACTTCTACGATTTTGACGGGCCCATCCTGTATTACTTCAATGGTTAAAGCAGTCTGTATTACTTCAATAGGTAAAGCAGTCATGAGGCCTCAGAAACATTAAGGTTGAGAACAGCTCGACCTTCGACTAGGTAGTTTCTTGAGCCGTCTGGCCATACCCACAAAAGATCCCAATAGCCATCTTTAGTAATTTCTCTCGTATCTTCCCAAGATGCACTAATTTTGACCGTGGATCGTACTGTTGACGGATTAATTATTTGCAGTCTATTAACCCAAAAGACATCTAAATCGAGATACTTGCGGCGGCGTCTTTCGTTATCGTAGATTGAAGCGAAGATCTGAGATCCCGTACCGTCGTAAGGGAAGCGGAATGTTTCCTCAAGAGACGCTCTCTGAGGAACCAGCAGATCGTAATTTGCAGGCTGAGTGCTCATGCGCCAGATTAGCGCCGGATGGATTAAGGAGGGAGCAATGGCGGATCAGGCTACTACTCGTTGCCTGAAGTCGTCGGTGATGATTGAAAGTGAATACGAGGGTTTGACATGTTAATTAGAATAGGCAAGACAAATGCAGTAACAACAGCGATAATTACACCTTGCGCAACTCTAATTTTCAGTACATCAATATCCTCTCTAAGACTTTTGTGGGTTTCCATCGACGCTGTAATAGCCGTATTCAAAGTGCTCATTTCCTTTTGCATGACACGTAGCTCCAGCAGTAGGTGCCAATGCGTTGGGGGGTGCTGCTCGTCGAATGTTTGTTCAGACATGGCCGGGGGCTCTCGAAGAGAGTTTAAGGCGGGGCGGAGTTAGGGAGTAGGATTTGCAGTCACAAGCTCAATTTCACCTATAGTAATAAATTCAACAGAACCACTGATTAAGGCTTCAGCAGCTGTGTTTACCACTGCAGAAGTAATCAGTATGCTTGCAGTATAATACAAACTACCTGGAGCAAGACTGCTGCAGTTAAGTGCAGGACGATTACGAATCATCCAGAACTCAGCATCAGCATTAGCACCTGCATTTGCTAAGAATAGCAATTCAAGTAGTAACGCACTATCTGATTCTGTTGTGCTGGCTAAAGAACGCTCAACTAAGAAATTTAATGATCCACCCCCGCTTACGACACCGGATTTAACAGCGTCTCCGAATCCTTCACCTATAGCTGTAGTGTCGATCTCGGTGTGAGAGAGATTCAGCGTCCAGTCAACTATTTGTGCCTGAGTTCGAAAGCCACTGTACGGGACAGAAGGTCCCGACTCCCCAGGGGCGTAATGGCTTAATCGTAAAATTCCGTGGCGACCAATAACAGCCATTAGAGTGATTGAGCAATAGTGCCTGTAACTTGGAGAGATAGGGAAATAGCAACAGCTTCACGAACAGCAAAAGGAATTGAAGATTGAGTGACGAAAGCTGTAAACAAGGTAGAGCTTTGTGGAGGAAGCCCTGCTGCAGCAGTTAGTGTTGTGTTAATAACAAACGAAAGGGTTACTATAGTTCCAGTAAGCACACTACTGAGGAGGTTTACAGTATTTGTGTCGGTAGGATCATAAAGTAAAGTAATAGAAGCGGTTGCGCCGTTAATACCCGGAACATAAGTACGAAAATACTTCTCAACAGTTGTTGTTTCCATAGCTTCTAAAGATATATCTATCGACGCAGAAACTACTTTGCCAAGCGGGCTACCGTTGCAAAATAAAGTAGCGTTTCTGGTCGTTTGAACTGCCATGATGCAGCATACGGCATAAATAGTATAACGGTCTCGGGAGATTTGGAGAGTTAGTCTCGCTGCCCTTCGAGCTGAATGCTTACGGATTTGTAGCCCGGTACTGAGCTCTGACTGACTGTCGGAGCATCGATGAAGCGCCAAATGTAGGTGCCCTTTAGCCTTGTGCGCAGGGGCTCTTCGATGTCGTCCCAGAGTCCGTCCGGTAAAACGAGGGTGTCAAAGGTCCCGAAAGCCTGGTCAAAAGCGGACGTGAGAAGTGCGGCGTTAGCGTCTGTAACGTTGGCGTACTCCAAATCCAGGGTCGCACTGTGCGGTAGGGAGCCGTACCGACGGGATGCTCTGCGCCCGCCCATAAAGGTGAACAGCTTGACCGGGTAGGATCCTTGAGAGATCGTACGGTTTGTTGGTTTTATTGAAGGGAAGGTTACAGCCATTAGTCTAAACTGTGGGAGACCCGGCGCGTATCCGGGAGCGGGTGGAAGTAATCCGTTAGATCATCGCGTTGAAGAGTTCCTCTGGCGCACTAATATCGCCTGTAAATTCTACTGTTACTGTTTTATAGCCGGGAATTGAACTTTTGGAGTACACAGGTGGTTGAGCAAAGCGCCAGTAATAACCAGCAAGTGGACGGTTGTAATTTAATTGGTTTTGTAATTCGTTAGATATGCCTTCCCAAAATTGGTTTGGAAGAGATATTTGATTATAGGAACCACTAGCTTCGTCATAGGCAACAGCGATAGATGCAGCCTGCGCATCAGTGATATTGGCAAACTCCAGTGAAATGCGAATATCAGTTGGACGTGTGCCGAAGCGGCGCGAGGTTCCGGTACCCGCCGGGAACGTTTGTCGGTTGATCGGATATAGCCCTTTGGTAAAGGTGCGGTTTGAGGGCCGAAGGACCGGGAAGCTAACAGCGGCTGGCATGGCTAGGGGCCGGCTAGCCTCAGTGTAGTTCGGTCTCGGGGGATGCCGGTGCGGTTCATGATTCGGTTATTCATTAGTATTTAATGATTTTGAGCAGGGCAACGTTAACAGGACGGGTTTCAAGGCTATCACTTCCAGCATTACCGGTATTAGAAGCTAAAGCATTAAAGACCGAAATACTAGTTTTTCTGTTAAATGTTGTAATGCCAGTAGTATTGTTGCTTAAGGAGAAAGTTTGTTGAGTCGCTGTAGTTCCGGTGATGTAGCTCAAAGTTCCGCTAGTGCTTTGAGGTGTAATAGTATTAACAGTTTGATAAATAAAGCTTCGTGGGGCACCTCCCACATTGATTACATGTCCATGTCCAGGGTCATTAATTACATGTCCATGTCCAGGGTCATCAATTCCGTGTCCGTGTTCTGGGATTGAGTGACTGTGAAATCTAAAACGATCGGCTTGGAAAGAGCCACGTACTCGGCCGGGATCGAGACCTCTACCATCATCCCATCCTCGTGTGAATTCACCCCGAAGGTCGGGTAGTTGGCCGAAGGCACCGTAGGTATTTTGTAAGACCGCATAGAGCGGCGCAAAGTTAGCAGTAACGCCTTGAACTGTTCCAGTACCATTTGGTATAATGTCTCCGTTACATTTTAACCACCCTGCAGGTGCTGTTGCTCCTGCATAATCTGTAATCTCACCAACTAGGCGACTTAGTCTGCTGTCGTTTCCTTGACAGAACGTGTTTGCTGCATTGCCGAACGCACCTGTAGTAAGTACACCACTTGCGGTGGTGATTATTGGTAAGTTAGCAGTCGTACCGATTGCACCGCCGTTACTGATGTTGCCGTGCGTGTGGGCTAACGGTG